TGTTGGTTGGCGATCTGCCGGCAGTATGCGTCGAGCTTGTTGATCGTCAGGCACGGTCTGGCTTCCAGGTTCCTGCTGTTCTGGATCTCTACCGGCCATTGATCGCCCGAGACAAAGCGCAGATCGTCCAGCGCATCCGAGCGATTGTTGGAATCGGCTTCATTGGCCAGCCGGAGAAAGTTCATCGCGTCTGCAATGCGGGAGTCGTTTCCCTCGCTTTGATAATTTGCCATTTCAGCTCATCCAGTTAGTCGGTAGCGTAAAGGTTTGCTGTTTCTTGCGTTGCTTTGGCTCGTTGACCATCAATCCGATGTATCTAAACGCATCTGCGCCGTGCGAATAATGGTCGTGAAGTGGTGACTTTGAGAATCCACCCGTCTCTGGGTCGACTTCGTACCGATAGTGGCGCAGACAGGTAAGACCTTCTGCGCAGGCTTCTCGATCGAACCAGCAGTTGTTGAAAATAGTTCTCGCAGCATTGATAGAGTCAGCAATTGGCACTCTCGGAATGATTCGTGTCTTGTATCCAGCCGCTCTGACAATCTCCTCAATAGATTTACCAGCAGCGGCAAGCGTCTTATTCTCGGCGTCGTGCGGAAGCCACAACGTATCGTAATGGTATCCAAACGTCTGCAATTGCGCTAGGTAATAGCTGATTGTCTTTTGATTGTCCTCCATGTAACGCAACAAGCGCGTTTCCATGCCGACAAATTGCAAGAACCAGATTGCCGTAGCATCAGACCATCCTAGGTCGAACACGGCGTGAACAGGCTTGCTAGAGTCGAATGGAACCCGTCCAATGCGTCCCTGAAGCTCGGCGTCCTGCATCTCCCTGGCAAACACTGCGCCGTCAACAGTCTGCCGGCATATGCCCTCCCAGACCGTGTTGTAAGCCTCGATGTCACGCTCTTTTAGCGCATCCTTCTCAGCTCTCAGCGTCTCTGGGAACCAGGGGTTATCGCTCCAGTTGATCTTAGTGACCACACAGTCAGCAGGAGGATGCACCACAAAGCGTTGGAACGTCTCATCAGTCTCCAGCTCCGGGTTAAAGCTGATCCAGATCTCTGAATCTTGTTTACGAATTGTCGGGATTAAAACATTCCATGACATTCTCGACACAGACTGCGCTTCTTCAACCCAACAAATATCAACGCCCTCAAACGATTTGATGTTTGAGACATTGTTTTTGAGTCCAACAAAAAAGAATTCAGAGCCGTTCTTAGCTCTGATTGACGTTTGGGTTATTTCATAGAACCCATGCAATCGCAATGATTCGATCTGGTCGCATAAAAGCTTATGCACCGAATCACGGATTGACGTCTGGAATTCCCGTGCGCAGAGTATGCGAGTGGGCTTTGATGCGCCGATAATTAGCAGCGCTCGAGCAATCGCCCATGACTTGCCGCCACCTCGACCGCCGTAGGTTACTTTATACCGATGCTTGTCAAAAAGTACCGATAGCTTCTCAGGAAACTCGGCATTGGCAATGGCATTATCAAGCTCATTCACTGGGCTTAACGAATGTAACCTTGATGCCCTCAACCGGCGATCCGTCCGGGTTGCTCAGCACAGTCGTATTGCGCTCGCCCCAACCCATCTGGGCCTTTGACCACCAGATCATCGCCGTGGTGTCGCCAGCCATTGCCTTGTTGTAGAGCGTGTCGGCAATGGAAGCGCTGGCTTTAGCCTTGCCAACGGCCAGCTCAACCTCGTAGTACTTACGCAGCGTCGGAGCGCTGATGCCGATAAGAGCCGCGATCTGATCCTGCGGCAAGCCGAGTCCAGCAGTCTGCTCGACTTTTGCTTTCGACGTCTCAGTAGGAACGTGCGGAGGAATCATCTTTTATAGGCGAAAAAATAAACCAATCAACCAGGGTTAGGAATGTCGAAAGCTCTGCGCAAAGCCGTGTAAACCAATCGCAAACGCAGCTCGGTTTCTGGCAAAAACTCTTTTGGTTCTAATTGCTCGGATTCAATAGCAGAGTGAATGTATTCAACCAAACGCTCGTATTGCTCTTGTTTTTGAGAAATCATTGTCCGCTCTCCATATATTTCATCACATTGTCAAGCCATCGCTGATCCGCTCTTTGGATCGGATTTGACAAATTAAATGATCTCATATCGCCAGATGGATCTGTTCCGGCTGCACGCCTTGCCGCAGTAAAATCTGAAAATAGAAAGTCTCGTGGAACAGGTCGGTCAAACCCTCCAACATATTGCCCACCAAGCTGCGTGTTATATGTTGTATGAGGCACAACAGGATTAGAAATAATTCGCCCACTTGGGTCCATTTTTGCAATTGAAAGACCGCCACCGTGAATTGGTACATTCATCAATGATGGTTCTGTAATTGCCGCTCGAGTTATTGGCAAACTTGGGAAACCCGCTGCTCTAAATTGGTCAAGATCCATCCGATCAATAAAAGCGTGTCGCAAAGCGCCGTTTTCATTGAGCTGCGCTCGAGCTTCTGGGCTGTCGATTCCCTTCCACTCGGGTCTGTGTAGTCTAACCTCGTTATCAAACTCTCGCTTGACTTTTTTGCTTATTTTTGCACCTCTGACTTGCTGCAACAACGCATCGGTCATCATGGTGGAAAAATCGCCACCAACGTGGCTCATCGGCATATAAGCCATGTACACGTCGCCGCTGCCTTGTTGCGCAGCGTCTCTAACGCGCTTGGCTAGGCCAGAGATGACGCCCTTGTCCGACGCCCAGGCAGAACCATACGGCAAATGGCTGCGCATAAAGTCCATGCCACCTTCCAGCGCTACTGGCTCGGGTAGTCGAACGCCTTCAATTTCGGTCAACAATTGTCCTGCGGCTGTTCGGTCGCCAGTGGCTGGAATAATGACCGCGCCTTGCAATTGTTCTGGAGAAATAACCCTGCGCTCTGCAAGATTGTTCATTGGCTCCTGAGTGAACCGCATTTCACTCAGCGGCTTCTCGAGCTTCTTGCCTTCGCCAATTGGGTGGTACAACCCGCGAGCGATATTCTCGGCTTTGCTGGCTCTTGGTGCAGCATATGCAATCGCGCCAGAACGCTCCATAGCGTCCAGCAGCGCTCGATAGGCAACATCACTAGTCGCCAAGTCTTTCAGAGCTGTGCCGGTCATTCTAGCCCCGGCTGCGCCGGCTTTGGCAGTTGGCCCGGCCATTGGTGCCACGGTCATTGCCGCCGACAGCGTGTCGGGTCGCAGTTTAGTCGTGTAACCCGTGCCTGTGGTCAATGGTTCGTTGTAGCTGATTCTGTTGAGCGTGCGCTGTAGCTCAGGAATGCCGAGCAAATCGCTGACCGGCGTTGACAGTCTGCCCTCGGTGATCGGCCCTCCGGCCTGGAGCGTAGAGCCAACGTCGTAACCCTTGGCGCCCAGCTCGAGCAAGTCGGCCAGGAAACCAGAAACACGATTGCGTGGCGTCGGTCTGATCGTCCCGGTGATTCTCGGGTAATCAGCCATTAGCAGTTCCAGTTTTTCAGCGATGCCTTGGCACGCTCTGCCGGACCCTTGGCGTTTTTCACAACGCCAGACATTCTTGCGCAGAAACTAGCCTTGCGACCTTTGTCTGCGTCGGTCTTCGGGTTCGGCGCTGGTGGCTTAAGATTGGCGTTGTTTTTGGCGTTGTACTCAGCACGACCTTTCGCAGTCATCCCGGCGCCCTTCTCGGTCGGGTTGTAGGTCTTGCCCTTCCCCGTGGTTGTCCGAGGAATGGGCTTGTCGTGCTTTGTAGCCATTACTTTTTGTTCACCAGTCTAGCAGTCTTCGCAGCTTGCTTAAAGTCAGCAGCAGACGGTGCCGCCTTGCTGCCGACCTTATTCATCTTCTCGCCAGAGCCGGCTTTGATCCGTTCCTGCTTCGCATTAATATTGGCATACAGGCCAGGTTTCATGCGTGGTCTTCAAAAGAGATTACAAAATCAATGCCGTCATCCTCGGCTTCTGGCTCCAGCTCGCAAGCGTGCGTGCCAACGGCCAGAAACTGAGCAATATGCTGGTCAAGCACGCGCTTGAGAACGTCACGGCAATCTGGGCATTCTTCGCTGTCGATTGCGCCCATCATGACCGCGATCTCCTCGGCCAGCTCAGCTTTGCCGGCTTCTGAGCCGTCCTCAAAAGCCTGGCCATGAATATCGTCCGACGATTCGTTGATCTGGTCCTCGAGCGCTGAAACAGCTTCTTTCAACAATTCTAAATCGTCATGGATGCTCATTTAGTTTGCTCCGTGAATCACAACAAAGTTGATGACCACAGCCTCAGACAAGCTGCCAGCCGTGTTGTTGAACAACCCGATTGTGGCGCTGCCGGCTGCTTGGTCAGCCACGTAAGGCCAATAAGAGCCAGGCGTTGCAACACCACCGGAGATGCTGACCATCACAACGTCATTGTCGCTGATCGTTGAGTTGTTAAGCGTGAAAACCACGTTAGTCTGCTGGACCAATGCCGCGGCATTCATGGTA